ATGAAAAAGCTAATGGAAAATTGGAATAAGTTTGTAGCTGAGTCTGATCGCCTCACCCGAGCCATCGACGACAGCGAGGCTCGTGACGAAGCAAGTCAAGACTTTCAGATTAGGCTTGATGCGATGACTATGCTAAGAGATTTTTTGAACGAATTATCACCGGACGGAAACTATGATTGGATAATGGATGACGGAGGCGATGATAAAGCCGAAGAAACCATCCAAGGCGTAGATAGTGTAGAGCAGGCTATTCCATTACTAGCAAAATGGCTAGAAGGAGCGTCTTATGGCTCTGTATCAGGTGAACAATTTTTACAATTTGCAAAAGGAAAACAATAAAATGAAACTTATAATGGAAAACTGGAACAAGTTCCTCAACGAGGACGTTGATCGTTCAATTAAGGTGGTGTCTGGATACCTTGGGGACATAGAAGGGATACTTCAAATGGGATACGAAAAGTGGGCGGCTCAAAATCCCAAAGCCGTTGATGTTATGTCTGGCGAGGAAACTCCAGCAGATCCACCCGGTCTATGGGCACAGGAAACAGGAAGCAGACTTATTAAACAAATAGATCGTATTTCTGGAGTAATGGTCTCTGGTGGAGATGGAACAGAATTCGCCACATTTGAACCAATGATAAGAAAGCTAGGAGAAGATTTGATTTCTATCGGAAAAAGTAATCCAAGCAGTCAGGAACTGGAAGGACAACTTAGACAAATGGGCGATCAGGTTTCTTCTCTTAGAAAAATGACTTCTCAAGTTATAAATAAATAATGAAAGAAAAGATTTTAGCTTTCTGTCTAAAACACTGGAAGGAGATCGGGCTTGTCCTGCTCCTTCTTGTTGTGTTTGGTAAGTCGCAATACGATATGCGCAACATTATAAAGGCGCACGAGATCTCTGAGCAGTCTATGCGAACCCAGATAGAGAACCTTAAATCTTTCCACGCGAAAGAACTAGAACTACGCGACGAGGCAATAGAGAAGTATCAGGCAGAACTCCAAGCACTTGAAGAACAATACGAGATAAGACTTGTTGAGATCGAGACCTTGACAAAAGAAGAAAAAGCGATTATAATAAAGGAGTTCACAGAAGATAAGGAAGCCCTTATCCAAAGATTCATAGACACATACGGATTATACTATGTTCAGTAACTTGCTTTTGGTTCTCGCGATGTCGGTGGCACACGCAGACGAACCTACCTTCACCATCGTTGGTGAAAACGAGCCCGCACCTTTTGCGGGCGTTTTGCTTAGCCCACCAGCAGCCGCAGAGATACTTACAACTCACGATGAGCAACTACAGAGGTGTGACTTGGAGATTGAGTTTGAGCTAGACAAGGCTGGATCTGATTGTAACTTTCACAAGCGACTCATTGAGATTCGTGCTGAGACTTGCGAAGAAGCACGAGAAGCTGATAATGTCCAAAAGAATCTTGAGATAGATGCGCTCAAGGCAACCATCAAGAAGCAAGCACCCCAGCGCAAGTGGCTGTGGTTCGCTGGTGGTGTTGTAGCTGGAGGTCTGACCTATTACGGCGTTCAACAAGCGGTGACGCGGTGAGCAAGGACTTAGACTACATCGCAAAAGTAGAGCAAGCTATCGCACAGAAGTATGGCGAAGAAGCAATCCAGAATCCCAAGGCAGAATGGGACGAGAACAAAGAAAAAGTTTATCTGGAGCAGATGCGAGATCTCTACAAGAAACAAAAGAAAAATGACGAAGCCAACGATAAAGTAGAAGTAAATGGTATAAAGGTATCAAGAAAACTACTTAATAGAGAATCCAAGACAGGGTGTCCTGTTTGTGGTGCCTTCTCATATTCTGCCCGTGATGACGTATCGCTAGTAAAGTTTGACTGCTGCTACAAGTGCTATATCAAATGGGTTGACGGAAGAGAAGAAAGATGGCAACAAGGATGGCGACCAAATGAAAGCTGATGAGTTAAAAGCATTGATTAGAGAAGTTCTTGCAGAGCAAGAGGATCAACAGACTACCAAATTAAAAACTGGCTCTATGTCAGCAGCCCAAAGAGTAAAGTCTTCAAGAGAAAGGATTGCTGATACAAGTGGTGAATTTACACCTCAAGAGCAAAAGATTGTAGATCAGCTTGAAAAGTTTATTGCCGACCTCGCCGCCACTGAGGGAATTGACTTGATGCAACACAGAGCATTTCTTGAAAAAGCTATGAAACAAGTACAAAAAAGACTTGTTAAAGAGGGTCAACACATGGGCTGCGGCATTGAAGACGACGGTCACGAAGTTGATATGGCTTTATCAGATCTACACAAGTTAGAAAAATATGCACCCGAGGTAGCACATTTGGCATCACAATACTCTGACCTACCCGGATGGGTTCAATCAAAGATTACTCTAGCTGCTGACTATTTAGGGAAAGTCTACCACTATTTAGATGGCAAGCAACATAAAGGAATGGAATAATGGCAACAGTTTACGAAATCGTTCAGGCTCTATCACAAGCCGCAGCAAATGCTTACGACGGCGCACACGACGCAGACGGCGAAGCAATCAAGGCTGGTCTCCAGCGCGAAGAGGGCAGACCGCTAATAGATAAGCGTGTTATGGATGGGTTCAATGTTAAGTTTCATGGCAATATTATGCGTCTTTCTTACATGTCGGAGGTTCGTCTAAAAGAAGTTTACGCCAATGGGTTTGAATCTGATATTGAACAGCGCATGGCAGACATTGTAAAGTTCCTCAAGAAAGAGGCTCGCAAAGCAGGTGGTGGATCAATTTCTTTGTCACCCGAAGGTGAGATTGATATTCGTGTGGAAAACTCTTCAAGAGTTCGTTCTTGGGTTATTGCTTGTATGGATTACAAGATTGGTGGTATAGAAGAGGTATCTGTTGTAGGAGAGGCAGTAGAGGACAAGCTTGCGGCTGGCTGGGAGGCATTTATGTCACAGGGAGGCTATGGAACTCGCCCACCCAACGATAAGAGACCAGCAAACTCAGGAGAGAAAAAATGAAACTCACACAAGCAACATTAAGAAAGCTCATCAAAGAAGAGCTTGAAGAAATGCAGGGCGACGAAGGTGGTCGTGATTACCAAACTGAAATTGGAGTTCTGATCGAAAAGGCAATAGCTCTCGCAATGGAAGCTAGATTATCAAGAGTTGAAGATATTCTTATATCTGCTCATGAAGAGCTAACAGGTCTTTAGTAGTGATGAATGCCAAGATTAACGAAACAACAAATACTCAAAGAAGTCGTTAAGTGCGGTAAAGATCCTTCTTATTTCCTAAAAAACTATGCCCGTATATCTCATCCGATGCACGGGCTTATGCTGTTTAAAACCTATGATTATCAGGATCAGCTACTAGATGACTTCAACGACTATCGCTTTAACATCATCAATAAGGGTCGCCAGTTAGGTATCTCAACGATTACGGCTGGCTATATTGTTTGGATGATGCTGTTTCACCGCGATAAGGCTATCCTTGTTATGGCTACTAAGTTTGAGACAGCAGGCAACTTGGTTCGTAAAGTTAAAAACATTATGAAGAACCTTCCTGACTGGATCAGGATTGCAAATATTACAACCGACAACCGCACTTCCTTTGAGTTGTCTAATGGTTCTTCTATCAAGGCTGCCTCCACCTCTGGTGACGCTGGTCGCTCCGAGGCACTATCACTTCTTGTTCTTGACGAGGCTGCGCACATTGAGGGACTAGAAGGACTGTGGACTGGTCTATATCCAACCCTATCAACTGGTGGTCGTTGTATCGCTATCTCCACACCAAATGGTGTTGGTAACTGGTTTCATAAAACTTGCGTAGGTGCCGAGACCAATGAAAACAATTTTCATCTCACAACACTTATGTGGGACGTTCACCCTGATAGAGATGAAGAGTGGTTTAAGAAAGAAACCAGAAACATGTCCAGAAGACAGATTGCTCAGGAGTTGGAATGCAACTTCAATACTTCTGGTGAAACTGTTATTGATCCAGACAATATGGAATGGATTATGGCTAATGTTAGAGAGCCCAAACACAAGACTGGTTTTGATAGAAACTTCTGGATTTGGGAAGAGTACGACCCAAGCTGTAATTATCTACTTGCAGCAGATGTTGCTAGAGGCGACGGCGCAGATAGTTCTACGTTTCATATTTTAAAACTTGAAACTATGGAGGTTGTTGGAGAATACATGGGCAAGCCAACACCCGACCTTTATGCCAATATGTTAAACCAAGTTGGCAGAGAGTTTGGTAATTGTATGATGGTTGTAGAAAATAATTCTATTGGCTATACAGTTATAGATAAACTTGTAGAGTATGGCTATCCTAATCTTTACTATTCAATCAAGTCTACGCATGAATACATTGACCAGCACCTTGGTGAAAATCGGTCAGGAGCTATAGCTGGTTTCTCAACTACCAGCAAAACCAGACCACTCATTGTAGCCAAGTTAGAAGAGTTTGTTAGAAACAAACTAGTTAAGACGTATTCTTCACGTTTAGCAAACGAGTTCCGCACTTTTATTTGGTATAACGGGAAGCCACAAGCCATGAGGGGCTACAATGACGACTTGGTAATGGCTCTTGCAATTTGTTGCTGGGTTAGAGACACTGCCCTTCAAACAAACGCTAGGGATTTGAATTATCAAAAAGCATTTGTTGATTCAATAATGACTTCTAGAACAGTATTAAATACCAGAATAAAAGGACAAATTGGCTACACAGGCGGAGATACAACAAGTAAAATGAACGAAGCAAAAAATTTATATTCCCAGTATATGTGGATAATTAAGTGAGAAAATAAATGGCACCACAAAATCCAAAACAAGGTAAAAATCCAGCAAACAGAGAGTCACAATTATTTCGATCTCTAACACGCTTATTCTCTGGACCAATTATCAGTTACCGGTCTGAGTCAGGTCGCAAGATTCGTAGACAGCATCTTGATAAGTATTCAACTAGATTTAAGTCTGCATCAGGGCAGCAGTTCAAAAAGCAGTCTTATAATCCTCTTGATACTATTGCAGCCAATGCTATTGGAAACCAGCGTCGTTCTGAGCGCTACATTGATTTTGACCAAATGGAATACATGCCAGAACTTGCTTCAGCAATGGATATCTATGCAGATGAAATGACAACTTTTTCTTCGCTTTCTCCAATGCTAAATATTAGATGCCGTAATGATGAGATTAAGGCAGTTTTGAATATTCTTTACCACAATATTATGAATGTAGAGCATAACCTTTTTGGGTGGTGCCGAACAATGTGTAAATATGGTGATTTTATTTTATATCTTGATATTGATGATCAAATAGGTGTCAAGTCAACGATCGCATTGCCATTGCAGGAAGTAGAAAGATTAGAGGGTCTTGATGCAACAAACCCCAACTATATTCAATATCAGTGGAACTCTGCCGGAATGACGTTTGAGAACTGGCAGATTGCTCACTTCCGTATCCTAGGTAATGATAAGTATTCTCCATACGGAACCTCCGTTCTAGAGCCAGCACGCCGTATCTGGCGTCAGCTAACTCTCATGGAAGATGCAATGATGGCTTATCGTATCGTTCGTTCTTCTGAACGCAAGGTATTTAAGATTGACGTTGGCGCTGTTCCACCGCAAGAGGTTGAACAGTTTATGCAAAAGATTGTTACCCAACTAAAGCGACACACAATTGTTGATAAAGACACTGGACGCATTGACCTACGTTACAACCCATTGTCAATTGAAGAAGACTATTATATCCCTGTTCGCGCAGGCTCTGTGACAGATATTCAGAATCTAGGTGGTGGTTCTAATACAACAGCTATTGATGATATCAAGTATCTACGCGATAAACTGTTCTCTGCAATCAAAATACCACAAGCATATTTGACTATGGGTGAAGGAGCCCAAGAAGACAAGACCACCCTAGCAACCAAGGACATTCGCTTTGCTCGTACCATCCAGCGCCTACAGCGCTCCGTTCTTCACGAGCTAGAAAAGATTGGTATTATCCATCTTTACACTCTTGGTTACAGAGGCGAGGATCTTTTAAACTTTAAGCTTGCCCTAAACAACCCAAGCAAGATTGCTGAACTACAAGAACTTGAGCACTGGAAGACAAAGTTTGATATTGCTGCATCTGCAACTGAAGGCTACTTCTCACGTCGGTGGGTTGCTGACAATATCTTTGGTATGTCTCACGAAGAGTTCCTACGCAACCAGCGTGAGATGTTCTACGACCGTAAGCATGACACCGCACTTGAAGGTGTTGCCGAAGCTGCCGCCGCAGGTGGTGGCGAAGCTGGTGGTGGTGGACTTGACCTCGGGGGCGGCGACGAGGGTGGTGGTCTTGATCTTGGCGGTGGTGACGAAGGCGGTCTTGACCTCGGCGGTGATGACGCGGCTGCCCCCGAAGCGGACGATGCTGGAGGTGGCGAAGAGTCTGCGCTCCTAGCAGCACCTCCGGGTTCTCGTGACGCACCCCGCCTTGCACCGTCTCTCGGAAAGCGCGCGAGAACAGGTAAAAAATATCTTACCAAGGGCGCGAAGGGCAAGACATACCAAAAGGTTGCTGTTGATAAGCGCCCACCCGGTGCAAGAACAAGAAACTATAGCAGCGTCTCCACTCCCGAGATGAACACTTACAGGACCAATAACCTAGGTGCTCCAGAGCTTAGATCTTTGGCAAGAGGTATTTATGAAGAACAAGATCCTATTTACCTAAGAGAACAGGAAGAGGAAACTGCTCTTCTTGAAGTAAGCCACTCTGTTAAGTCCTTAATCGAGTCACTGGAGACCAAAGTTACGGAGAATAATGATGAAGAATAAACACAACAAAAAGAGAAACACGGCTTTTGTATTTGAGGCGCTTGCCCGCGAAGCAACCGTCGCTATTATTAAGGGCGACAACGAACGGAAAGCCAAGGTTGTTTCTATTGTCCGTAAGCATTTTACAGGCGATTCATTACTCAAGAAAGACCTAGAATGCTACCGCTCACTCTACGAAAACCAGAACCTAGACCAAACCACTAGTAAAAAAATTGTAGAGGCTGTGTTGGCTGCTAAGCGTCTTATTGACCCCGATGGGCTGTTCAAGCAGCAGACTGAAGTCATCAATGACATCAACAAAGAGCTAAGCCCCGCAATCTTCAATAACTTTGTTCCAAACTACAAATCTCTCGCAACTATCGCGAAAATGTTCAACACGAACTCGCCCAAGCAGGCTGTGATGTTGGAGTCAAAAATTATTAGTGGCATGACTGGCATAATTGAAGAACAAGAAATGCAGCCTATTGATGCGATCACTTACACAACTTTTACCAAGAAGTTTAATGAAAAATATGGCTCTTCTTTGCTCCGAGAACAAAAAGAATTATTAAACCACTACATCTCATCATTTACTACTGATGATTTGGAGACAAAAATTTACCTCAATCGCGAACTTACAAGATTGAAGGAATCACTTGAAAAAGCAACAGAAGTTGAAGAGGTTGCTACTGATCAAGAAATGATTAAAAAAACAGAGCTAGTCAAGGAACGTCTTGCAGCTTTATCAAACGAAACTGTCTTGACGGAAGCAACTCTCTTCACAATCTTGAAAACTCAAGAACTCGTAAAGGAAATATACGACGATGGCAGTAACAGTTAGAATTGTCCCAGTACCCGAGCCAGTTAAGGTTACAATCAAGCCTAAGACCCCTCCTCCTACT